CTTGGGCACATTGGAGAGGACTCCGGTCACAGGGTGGACGGACGGCAAGCTTTTTGGGCTTGCCACCTTAAACGCTGTGATCGTGAACGGGTTCGAGATACTATGTACCTCGACACCCGTCTGAGTCCCGCCCAAGGCGGACACTGCGTACTGCTTGCCATGGGCAGCAGGCGCAACATCCGCCAAGAGCGTGTACGTCGGTGCGGTGAGCCCTGTCTGGGCACCACCGGTAACCGGCGACGACGGAGTGAAAGGCATAATCTTTCCTTTCCGAGTGTGTTGTTAAGAGAACAACCGAAGGTTCGCAAGCGCACCTATATTCAACCATTTTCTCCAATCCTTACTACCAGGTATCTCAAACCTGAGTTGGGGAAGGGGTAGATCGTTGTATTCGATGCGATCAACGTACCGACGGGACCAGTACATACTGGACGGTTCCTCTCTGAGTAATTCCCACTTTGACGTCAACGTCTCGAGTGTCGAACCGAAAATTCGATTAAAGCGAGCCCGGGTACTATCCCGGATACTGGCATTAACGAAGGTTCTGGCACACCAGGCGATGTCCGTCTTGGGAAACGAGAGGGCATTAACTACATCTCCAACATTAGAGAAGTAGTCCACAAAGAAGCTATACGGGATAGCCTCCCAGATGGCCGGGGCAAAGTCTTTTTGGGTAAAACCAAATTCCTCTGCCTTCGACGCTCCAAGAGACGCCAGTTCTAGCCTCACGGCACCGTAAACCCTCACACTTTGGTTCTCAACTAGACTAGTGTCATAGTTAAGAGTCCATTGTGAAGAGCCGAACGACACTGTTGTCCTGACTATGCTCGGGTTAGATTCCTCTTCGCCAAATCCGTGAAAACGGACCCGGGGTTGCCGTCTCGAAAGACGGATCCCAGCGACAACGGCATCGCCGATGTCGTTCGCTAAAGGAACCCAGCCGAATGCATGTTCAAGCCAGGTGTCGCTCAGAGCCCTATCTAAAGCCCTTTGACTAGGACCGCCCATTCGGCGGTAGTCGTCTCGGTTTCTAGGTAGGGACCGCCCGTTCACTGCTCTACGAGCATTGCGCGTAGCGGCCTTGTGGTAGTCGTCGATTCCTCGACGCATTCCACGTGCTGGATTCCGGATTCCTCGGATCGTGTCACGAAGTTCGGCCATAAACGTCGAGCCCTTAAAGGCTCCTTGTTTCTGCCTTGCATCGCGCCACGCCCCTTGGATAGCCTGTGCCAGTGCGTATTGACTAATAACTGTCGAGGCGACAGGTGGAAGATCAATAATGGTGCTTATCCCTTGGGAGAGGTTTCCCTCTTCGTCGTGATAGGCCCAGTTGTTCGTCGTTTTGCATTTGATCCGGAAACTAAAAAATCCCGGAACATACTCAAATTGACGCTGCTCCGCCACAAAACGTGTCGTTGCAGAAATCCCCCTGTCGACTTGGTTCTTCCAGCCCGAGTTCTTATATTCAACCAGAACATCTTCGCCCATAAGGGAGGTCGTAACCTGGCCAAACGTGGTCGTATTTGACGGCCATGTAAAGCAAGCTGCGACTGACCCTGTGCGATACCGATGCTCACGGTTGTGTAAAGTCTCTCGTCTGGTAAAAGCCATGTCTTCCTCTTCAGTTGAAAGTCGGGAGCTAACTAGCCCCCATGATTGACGCAGGTCTAAACTACAATTTCCTCGAAGTTAGTGACGATCAGGACCGCCTTTTGGCGATTCCGACCGACCCTAGCGACTACGGCGATTGCAGCATGACCGGCGGAGCCGACGTCCACGCCTTTCCTCTCGAGTACACGTTGAAGAGCTTCGAAAAGCTCTTCGTCCGTGGCGAGGACCGCAACCTCTTGCTCTTCCTTAATAGGAAAGAGTATGATTTTGTAATCTGTAGCCACGAATCGTTACCTCGTATGGATTGGATAGAACGTCACCCAGGAGAGCCCCGAAAGG